AAAAAATCGGGAACATTTTCACGGGAATCTGTGTTAAAGTGATATCGCGGGATTGCGAGAGAGACCGGTCCCGCAAGTCACTTTGTGATATACCTCTCTTCCTTTGATCCTTTTTGCAGAATGTACGCATGGCTTTTTCTCTTGTCTCTGTCAACTCCGGTTTTCTCATGTCTCTCAACAAAGCAAAGCACCGGCCCGGTTTCGGGTTCGGTGCTTTGTGCATTCTGGTGCGGTTATGAATCTGAAACAACTTACCTACAAACTGCAGGCGGCGCTGAACCAGCGCGGCGAGCATTACAAAGTCAATCAGTTACAGCACTACTCCGAGCGGCTTGGCCGGATGGTAACAAAATACGTGCTGGAAAAGGCAGAAACCGATGAAACCGGGAAGCATATCAGCACGCGCGTACTGGAGACTTACAGCATGGCGGATGTCGTAAAAACGCTGGCGAAAATCTATAGCGGGTGATCCCATGAATCTCACGCCAAAGCAGCGCGCTTTTGCGGATTTTTACATCGAATTGGGCAACGCGACCGAGGCGGCGCGCAGAGCAGGGTACTCGGCAAAAACCGCCAAATCCATCGGAGCGGAAAACCTGACAAAACCTGACATCAAAATCTATATAGCGCGGAAGCAGGAAAAAATCGAATCCGAGCGCACGGCATCCCTGAAAGAGATCCAGGAGCTGCGCACGGCGATCATGCGTGGGCAGGAAAAAGACCAGTTCGGCATCGAAACCTCCATCGCTGACCGTCTACGCGCAGCCGGCGACCTTGAGAAGTCGCTGCGCATCAAGGAAGAGCAGGAAACAAAGGCGGCAGCGCGTGCATTCGCGCATTACGAGCTGCCCGCGCGCGTCCTTGGCCGGGCGTTTGTGGACATCAATCGCCGCATACAGCCGAACATGACGTATGTCTTCGAAGGCGGCCGCGGCGGCCTGAAATCATCGTATATATCCCTGAAAATCGTTGAGCTGCTGAAAAACAACCCGACGATGCACGCCTGCATTATCCGCAAGATGGGCAACACCCTGAAGGACAGCGTGTATGCCCAGATGAAATGGGCGATCAACGAACTGGGACTATACGACGAATTCAACTGCAAGCTGTCGCCGCTGGAAATTGTACTGAAAGAAACCGGCCAGACGATTTATTTTCGCGGCTGTGACGACCCATTGAAACTGAAATCCATCAAGCCGCCGTTCGGCTATATCGGCATCCTGTGGAAGGAAGAAAAAGACCAGCTTTGCGGGCCGGAAGAAGAACGTTCCATCAACCAGTCCGTGCTGCGCGGCGGCGCGGATTCCTACGACTTTTCGTCCTATAACCCGCCGAAAAGCAAATCCAGCTGGGTCAACAAGGAGCGGCTTGTCCCGAATCCGGGGCGCATTTTCCATCATTCAAGTTACACAGAAGCGCCGCCGGAATGGCTGGGCGCGAAGTTTATCGCCGATGCGGAACACCTGAAGGAAGTCAACCCGGCAGCATACGAACACGAATACGAGGGCGTGGCCAACGGCGACGGCGGCAGCGTCTTTGACTATCTGGAACTGAGGGAGATCACAGACGAAGAGATTTCGCATTTCGACCGCATCTTCCAGGGCGAAGACTGGGGCTGGTATCCCGACCCGTACTGCTTCATTCGCTGCTACTACGACAGCGACCGCGAGGCGGTGTATATCTTCGCGGAACACTACGTCAACAAGGAATCGAACGAACAGACGGCTCGCTGGATCATCGAACACGGCTATGATGATTACACCATCACGGCGGATTCGGCCGAACCGAAAAGCGTCAACGATCACCGCGAAATGGGCCTTCCCGTAACCGGCGCTATTAAAGGCCCGGGGTCGATCGAACACGGCATGAAGTGGCTGCAGCGCCGGCGCATCATAATTGACCCGGTGCGCTGCCCGAACGCGGCGAAAGAGTTTTCGGAATACGAATACGAGCGGGACCGGGACGGCAACGTCGTCACCGGATACCCGGACGTGAATAACCATAGCATCGACGCCACGCGGTACGCACTGGAACCGCTGACGATGCGCAGGGGGGCAAGCGCATGACTGTAAATATATTGGGAACGGCATATGAAATCATCGAAGCCACGGCGGCCGAAGATGCAATGCTCGAAAAATGCGATGGTTACTGCGACAAAACGGTGAAAACCATTGTTATTTCAAAAAAGGCAAAGGACTGCGACCTGAAAGACTATAGCGTCTATCAGAAAAAAGTCGTGCGTCATGAGATCATACATGCGTTTCTGTTTGAAAGCGGGCTGTCCGAAAACTTTACGCATCCGGAATACGGCCATGACGAAACATATGTGGACTGGATTGCTTCGCAGTTTCCGAAAATGTGCGAAGTATTCAAGGAGGTTGGCTGTCTGTGAAAATCAACATCCCGCTGGACAGTGTGAAGAAACAGATCCGCGAAGAATTCCGCATTGCGCCGCTGGTAACGCCGGAAATGCGAGAAGCGGAAGACCTGTGGATGCAGATCTGGATGGGCACCCCGCCGTGGGTGAACGATCAGGATCGCACCATCAATTTTGCAAAGGCCGTGACCGGCGAAGCTGCGCGCCTTGCGACGATGGGCGTCAGTGTCGAACTGTCCGGCTCGGCCCGCGCGGACTGGCTGCAGGAGCGGCTGAACGAAGAACTGATCCCGTTCCTGCGCGACATGGTGGACGTGGGCTGCGCTGCCGGCATGTTCTTGCTGAAGCCGACGCCGGACAGCATCGGCCTGTATACGCCGCCGGAATTTACGATCACAGCTGTGGACAACCGTAAGCGCGTGACCGGCGTGGTGCTGTACGACACGAAGGCGACGCCGGATTATTACTACGTCAAGGCCGAATACCATCGCTACGAAGGGACGCATTATGTGGTTTCCAACCGCGCGTTCCGGCTGGCGAAGGGCAAAGCATCGGCATCCCGCGTGAATCTGGACGAAGTGCCGGATTGGGTGGGCCTCCTGCCGGACACCGTGCTGGATGATACTGCACCGCTGTTTGCTGTGTGCACCATGCCGGACGCCAACAACATTGACGGCAGCGCGTGCGGTATGTCCATCTATGCCAACGCCCTGCCGGAACTGCGAGGGCTGGATGTCGCATGGTCGGCGATGGTGGACGAAATTCAGGATTCCCGGTCGATTGCCCTTGTGGATGATCGTCTGCTGCGCGAACCTGGGCGGAAGAATGTTTCCGTGCGGCTGCCGCGCTATGTGCAAAACGTTGCCGGTTCGGCGGCCGAAAGCTTCTATCAGGAAATCGACCGCAAGCTGAAAACCGGCGAACGCCAGACCGGCATCAATATGCTGCTGCAAAGCCTGTCGACCAAATGCGGCTTTTCGGAAGGCTATTTCAGCTATAACGAAAAGCAGGGGCTTGCCACCGCAACGCAGGTGGAAGCCGATGACCGCCGCACCATCCAGCGTATCAAGGACATCCGCGACCGCATCCAGGCAGCTGTGGATGATCTGATCCAGGCGCTGAACGACTACGCCGACATCTACGATCTGGCGCCCTATGGTACGTATACCGTGGCGTATAATTTCGGCGACATCACGTACAGCTACGAAGAAGACCGGCAGAACACGAAAAGCCTTTGCCAGCTGGGCGTTTTGCCGTGGTGGATGTATCTGGTGCGCTTTGAAGGGTTCAGCGAGGACGACGCAAAAGCGGCCTATGCCGAAGCCAACACGGCGAAACCGGGGCTGTTCCCTGATACCGAATGATCACCCCGGAACGGTTTCAGGAGATCGGTGAAACCCTGCTGCCTCTGCTGGATGCGTTGACGGAATGGATCGCGCGCGACATGATCGAGCGCTTCATGATTCGTTTCGGCCGCGGCGAAAAGAAGCTGCTGACCGGCACGGATGAATGGCAGGCGTGGGTGCTGGAGCAGGCCGGCGGGAACCTGGACGAAATCCAGAAGGCATTGGCCAAAAGCACCGGCAAATCGCAGCAGGAAATCGCGAAGATCTTCAAGGACAGCGGTATTCAGGCGGCAAAGGCAGACGCCGAAGCTGCCGCTGTGACGTTTTCCGGCCTGTCACCCCGCATGATGGCGATCATTACAGACGCCTATGAACGCACGGTCGGCGAAATTTCCAACATCACGCGCACGACGACCGGTGCGACCAATCAGGCGTTTATCGACATCTGCGACGATGCATACTGGAAAGTGCGCACCGGCGCGCAGTCCTACACTGCCGCCATGCTGGAAGGCGTGAAGGCGCTGGGGCAGGTGCAGCCAATCGTGCGCTATCCGTCTGGCCACAAGGACACGCTGGAAGTGGCGGTGCTGCGCTGCATCCGCACCGGCGTGGCGCAGTCATCCGGGAACATGACGATCCAGCAGTGCAAGGATATGGGCTGGAATCACGTGCTGGTGTCGCAGCATCTGGGCGCGCGTGTGTCCGATACTGATCCAGTCGCCGATCATGCCGGCTGGCAGGGCAAGGTGTACTGCATCGACGGCAAGGATGCGCAGTTTGATAACCTGCTGGACGCGACCGGCTACCCGGAGAATCCGCTGGGCCTGTGCGGCTATAACTGCCGCCATTCTTTTACGCCATTCCTGCCGGGCGTCAGTCAGAATCACAACAAGCCTATCGACACCGAAGCCAACCGCCGCGCATATGAGCTGTCGCAGACGCAGCGCGCGATGGAACGCCGCATCCGGGCACAGAAGCGCAAGTGTACGGCGTTGCACACGGCCGTGAAAAACTGCGAAGATCCGGCGGCCAAGGCAAAGCTGCAGGAAAAATACACGCAGTCCGCCAAGCGCCTGCAGGAGCAGAACGCGGCCTACACGAAGTTCTGCACCGATAACGACCTGAAACCGTATCACGAGCGGCTGGCCGTTGCGGGCTGGGATCGCTCGGCGGCGTCAACCGCGTCTGCTGCTGTTCGAGAGCAAAAGCGCGTCGACAAAATGATAACCGATTTTAACGCCGAACATATGGCGAAAGATCCTGCAGAACTTCTTCCAAAGCACGAATATGCGCACGGTGTAAAAGAAAAGCTGTTGAACTATTCGCTTAATATGAATGAGGGCGCCAAAGGGCGAGATAAGGCGGTTGTTTTTCAGGCGGCGCTGGGGTATAATGCAAATAATTACGAGCTGCTTATGCAGGAGATTATGGCGGGCGTTGGAAGGTATAAGGCCGGCGGAAAAACAATCACAGAGCATGGGGAGAAATTCACCGTGCGTATGCTGGTGAAGGGTGCAAATGGACGCTATGTCCCGATTAGAACGGGGTGGATCATCACCCCGGAGGATAGAACTCCGCGCATGACGACGGCATTTGTGGACAGATGAGGGGGAGAAAATGATATGCAGAAGCCGAAAGAATATGATTGCGTTCGCTTGAAGGATGGGAGAGAGGGCACAATCGTAGGAATCTATTCAGGGGACGTATATCTGGTTGATATTGATTACCCGCCGGAGCGGCTGCGTGAGATCGAGGATACAACGGAGTTCATCAGAGCGACGGATATTGAAAAAATCACCTATGTGCATATCGAGGAATAAACAATCGGATAAATTTTAGTGAAAATTTATTTTATATAATAATCATGAAACCATCTTACCAATCGGCAAGGTGGTTTTCTTATACCCAAAATCAAATCAGGATACGCAGGGGCGGACGGGAAACCGGCTGCCCCTTTGCCATATCACGACCCCGCCGGTGGTTCATCCGGCTCAATCCGTACAGTCGACGGGCTGTTAAAAATCACGTTCAGGAGGATTACGCATGAAGAACATCGAGACCATTCTTTCCGACTTCGGTATCACGATCCCGGAAGGAAAGGCGGCGGATCTGCGCAAGGCCGTCGCCGAGAACTACAAGACCGTGGCGGAATTCACCAAATTGCAGGAACGCCACGACGCGCTGGACACATCGCTGAAAGACGTGCAGGGCAAGCTTGCCGCCTTTGACGGCGTGGATGTCGCAGCGCTGAAAGGTCAGATCACGACCCTGACCAATGACCTGCAGACCGAGCGGGACAACCGCAAGAAGGACGCTGCCGCCGTGAAACTGCGCAGTACGGTGGACACGTTCCTGTCGGGCAAGCATTTCGTCAACGACATCACGCGCGAAAGCATCACGGACAAGCTGGTGACAGCACTGGGGTCTGACGATGCGCGCGGCAAGTCGATCGACGACCTGTTTACCGGCCTTGTCACCGATCAGAACGGCAAGGAGATCCCCGGCATCCTTGTGGCCGATCCCGCCAGCAAGGCGCGCTTTTCGTCAGATCACAGCGGCATGGTGCCGCCGGCGGGTGGCGCAAAAGAATACGTAGCCCAGAAATACAAAAACAACCCGTTTTTCAGGGGCTAAGACTACGAAAGGAAATGATGATCTATGTCTATCCAGTATGGATCCATGTATGTCGATGAACAGTACAAGGCAACTGTTCTTCCCAACCTGTTTTATAAGACCTGGCTTGTGCCTGGCGTGACCTATCAGGACGTGATGGTCGACGGTGCCGGTGGCTGCTACTGGCACAAGCTGACCTCCACCGCAGCGTCTGTCGGTACGCCCGGCCGTGACTTCACGGACACCGCCGCCGCTGACACGCTGGTTCAGGCCGTTTTCAACAACAACCTGCAGGCGTCGAAGAAGATCTACGGCGTGCAGGCGGCCGCTGTGGCGTTCCCGATTGCCGAGGAGCATCTGGCTCTTGCCACCCGTGAAGTCGCGGAGGCAAAGAACCAGTGCGCGCTTGCCTGCCTGATCTCCGAGGGGACGGCGTCCACCAACACCACGAAGACCACTGCGGCCAACTTCAAGGCGCAGGTGCTGGCTGAACGCAAAGCCATGGTCAAGGCGAAAGCCAACCCCACCATCGTGCTTTGCAGCCCGGACTTCTTCGCGACGATGCTGGAGTTCGCCGGTGAGAAGTACACCCCGACGTCCAACGAAATGCTGCTTGCCGCCGCTGCCGGCGGGCAGGTCGGCAGCTTCATGGGTTTCACCTGGATCGAAGTCAACGGCTTCGCGTCGTCTGCTGACCTTGCCTACTATCCGCACGGCGGTACGAAGGCCAGCGTCACGGCGGCGAACCTCGCGAAGGTGGAATTCATCATGTATGACCCGAGCGCTTTCGGCGTCGGCGATAACTTCAGCATCGTCCGCATGGTTGACTCCGAGCTTTTCGCCGGCAGCAAGGCGCAGGTCGAGGAAAATGCCGCCTTGCGTGTGCTGGACGCTGCGCAGGTGCACGTGAAGTCCTACGCAAGCGCGTGATCGGCAGGTGAATCACGGTGTACGCGGATTTTGACACATACGTAAAACGGTACGGGGACGATCTGTCCCCGTTCTGCGATGAATCGGCCGCCACACGCTACCTGCGTGCGGCGTCGCGGGAGATCGACCGCTTTACGTTTGACCGCTTCGGCGGCACGCTGCCGGAATCCACGATCGACGCCGAAAAGCTGCAGGACTGCGCGTGCGAACTGGCCGAATGCCTTTACCGCATTGACCAGGCGCGTGACAGCGCGGCTGAAACCGCAGACGTCGGCGGCGTAAAAACCGCCGGCCCTGTGGCGTCGGTGTCGTCCGGCAGCGAATCGATCACATACAAGGCGGCCGACAGCTGCTACACGACCGCTGCGAAGACCACGGCGGCGCGGGATGCGCTGGTGTTTGACCTGCTTCGGCGCTGGCTTTCAGGCGTGGCCGTGGATGGCGTCCTTGTGCTGTATGCGGGGGTGACGTGCTGATGCTGTTGCATAGCGATACGATCACGCTTTTTTCGCGCGTGCGCGGCGCGCGCGGTCAGGCCGATACGTGGGCGCGGCACGTGCTGACCGGCGTCAAGATGGAAGCAAAAATCGCTATGACGCCAGGCACGACCGGCGATGTGCCGGGGCACTATGTGCTGCTGCTTGTACCGAAAGCGGCCATTGGCGCACTGACCTATGCGACACCGGAAGTGTACCAGGCGGCGGATGACCGCAGCGGCATGATTGCGTTTCAGCCGGGCGATTATTTCTGCCGCGGCGAGCACGACTGGGCGGAATACGATGTGCTGTGCAAAGTCACGGAGTGCCACCGCATCACATCCTGCGCGTGGTTTCCGCTGATTGCACATTTTGAGGTAACGGCGTCATGAGCGACATCAAGCACTATAAGGACGTCAGCTATGTCAAGGGACACGTCCGGGTAAATCTCCGGTTCGCCAAATACGGCCAGCGATTCGCCAAAGCACAGGAATGGCTGGGGCAGCAGGTGCTTGCGGACAGCAAGCTATATATGCCGTATCGCAGTGGGAACTTGCAGCAGCGGTCGTATGTCGCCGAAGGCGGCCGGCAGGTCGTGTTCCCCGGACCGTATGCGCGGTATCTGTATATGGGCAAGGTCATGGTGGATTCAAAAACTGGGAAAGGCCCTGCGAACATTCCGAATGTCGGCCCGCGTTTTAGAAAAGGCGCGACACTTGTTGCGACTGACCGCGACCTGCGGTTTGCGACCGGCGTGCCGCACTGGGCGGAAGTCGCGCAAAACGAGCACGGAAAAGAATGGGCGGATGGCTGCAAACGGATCATCCTGGGGGAATCAAATGGTTGACACAAAAGATTTTTCAACGATCCTGAGCGGCTTGCTGAATGATTTCCCGGCCATTGGCGCGCGGGAAATCCGGTTCGGCGAGCTGGGCGACAAGTCCGGCGTCGGGATCTATCCGTCCGCTGCGGCGACGGTGATCAGCGAAACGACCGACATCATGGGCGGCGTTTACCAAAAATGCAACTATGCGGTTCAGGTGGTATATCGCGCCGTGCCGCAGTCGGAAACTGACCGCATCCACATCAAGGGCTGGCTGGACAAGCTGGCGCGGTGGCTGGAAAAACAACCGATCACGGCGGACGGCCAGCAGCACACGCTTGCCGCGTGGCCAGACCTCGGCGATGGCCGGACGATCACTGCATTTGTACAGGTGTCGGCGGCCTATCTGGCTGGGCGCTATGCAGACGGTGTGGAAGACTGGGCCGTGTCCCTGTCGATGCGGTACGACAACAATTTTGAAAGGTGATGCATTATGCCTGAAAGTACGACTTTTAACACAACCGCGGGCCAGACGATTGCCCGCAAACTGCTGATGGCCTTCCTGAATACCGGCACATCTTCCGCGCCGGTTTGGTCGATCATCGGCAAGCGTGTGGAAGACAGCAGTCAGGAATATGACTGGAACAAGGAGACCACGCAGGACATTCTCGGCAACACGTTTACCACCATGTCCGCGCCGACCATCACGCAGACCTTTGATCCGTGCAATCTGGACGCCGGAGAGACCGCGCTGACGAAGCTGTGGCAGCTGGCAATCAAGGAACAGGATGTCGCAGCGCTGGCCGAACAGGATATGATGATCGTGCACTGCTATGCCGGCACGAAGGGCACGGCGATGTTCGCCGAACGATATAGCGGCTGCGCGATTGAAGTGAAGTCGCTGGGCGGCGACAAGACGGTGGACATGCCGTTTGACGTGACCTACGGCGGCACGCGCACGGTCGGCACTGCGGCCATTGCGGACGGCGTGGCCACGTTCACGAAGGCGACGGCATAAGGGGGGTGACGGCGTGAGCAATAACATTTCTTTTGAAACCGGCCTGAAAGCGTTCACCATCAATGGCGACGCAAACCGGAAGATCTATTTTGACCCGAACGACATCGGTATCATCGACCGGCTGGAAGCGGCAGCGATGGCGATCAAGGCCAAAGCCGACGAAATGGGCACGCAGGAAAGCGATACGGACGCCCGCGCGACGATCCGCGAACTGGACGCCTACGCACGCGAACAGGTGGACGCGGCGTTCCCTTCGCCCGTCTGCGATACGGTGTTCGGCAAAGCCTGCTGCGTTTCGCTCACGCCGTCCGGTTCCCTGCAAATCATTTCGTTCCTGGAAGCGGTTTCGCGCCAGATCCGGCGCGAGATGGGCGCTGCGACCGCTGCCGCGCAGAAGCGTCAGGCAAAATACCTGGATAAATACAGCGGCGGTCAGCGCAGGAAGAAGCGCAGATCATGAATACCGGCCTGCCGAAGACAGCATGTATCGGCGGCCGGTGTTTTCGTATCCGAAGCGACTTCCGCGAAATTCTGGACATCTGCGCCGCGCTGAATGACCCGGAGCTGACAGATCAGGATCGTGCCGAAGTGGCGGTCAAGATCTTTTACCCAGACTGGGATCAGATCACGGACATGGCCGCCGCAGTGAAATTCATGCTGTGGTTTCTGGACGGCGGCGTGGATCGCGGCGACCAGCGCCCACAGCCGAAGCAGATGGACTGGGAACAGGATTTCCCGATGATCATTGCGCCGATCAACCGCGTGGCCGGGCGGGACGTGCGCGCACTGCCGTATATGCACTGGTGGACGTTCATCGGATATTATATGGAGATCGGTGACTGCACGTTTTCCACGATCCTGGATATCCGGCGGAAGCTGCGCAAGCACAAGAAGCTGGAAAAGTGGGAACGCGAATACTACGACGAAAACCGGGAATTGATCGATTTCAAGTCGGCGCATCTGACCGACGACGAAGATGAATTCATCCGGCAGCTGATGACAGGGGGTGTGCGCGATGGCTGATGTTGTCGGCGATCTGGTATACGAAGCAGCGATTGACAGCGGCAAGTTTGACGCGGGGCTTGCGAAGCTGGAAAACAACGCGAAAAAGGCTGCGAACAATGTGGACAAGGCCGCACAGAAGGTCGACGAATTGAAAAAGCAGCTCGCGGAGCTGCGGGCCGTCGAAGAAAGCGAAAAGAAAACCAGAAAAACCGGGACGATATCGCAGGAAACCGGCGATGCGATCCAGAAAACGATCCAGCAGCTGAAAGACGCCCGGCTGCAGCTGGACGGGGCTCGCGCTGACCAGGCAAAAGCAAATAGCGCTATTGATGCCTATGTGCAAAAGCAGCGGACGTCAGCCGTATCAACGTCGAAAGTGTCCGAGCAAATGGGCAAATTCGCAAAGCGCATTGCTACCATCGCAAAGAAGGTGTTTATCTTCTCGATGATCACGAAGGCGCTGCGCGCCATGCGGTCTGGCCTGCTGAACACCATCAACGCAGACAAGCAAATGTCTGCGTCCCTTGCGCAGATCAGGGGCAATCTGCTGACGGCCTTCGCGCCGATTTACAGCTTTGTTCTGCCTGCCATTCGGGCGCTGCTGTCATGGCTGTCGAAGCTTACGGCGGTGATCTCCGCCGCATTCGGAACGATCTTCGGCCAGACGGCATCGCAGGCACAGGCCAACGCCAAAGCGCTGTATCAGCAGGCAAGCGCCACATCCGCAGCCGGTGACGCGGCGGAAAAAGCGAAGCGGCAGCTTTCCGGGCTGGACGAAATGAACCGCTGGGAATCGAACGACAGTTCCGGCGGCGGAGGCAGTGGCGGCGGGTCTGCCGCGCCTGATTTTAGCGGCGTCAGCCAAGTGCAATTACCGAGCGGCTTGCAGGAAATGCTAACACAGGTGGGAGACGCATTAACAACAATTTTTGATGCATTGAAGCGTATCTGGGATTCCCCGGTCGTTCAGTTCATTGTGAAAAGCGTGCTGGAAATAGCGATTCGGGCGCTTGTTACTGTGCTGAAAGGCGTGGGGCTGATTCTTGATGGCATTGCGGATATTTTGAACGGAAACCTGAAAGACGGATTTAACAAAATTGTTGATGGAATTTGGGAACTGTTTAAGGCTGTTATAGTTGCTTTTGCGACCGCGGTTGCAAAAGTGGTTGAGCTTGGCAAACCGATAATTTCGAAGGTGTTTGAAATAGGCAAGCAGATAGTTCTCGGTCTCATAAAAGGGATCGTTTCCATGATACGATTTATAGGCGGACTGTTAAAAGAAAATCTTGTTGATCCGGTCATCAATGCCGTGAAAAACCTGTTTGGCATCCATTCGCCGTCGACCGTTTTTGCGGAAATAGGTATGCAGTTAATCAACGGCCTGCTTCAGGGAATTTCTAATACATGGGGAGTGATCGCGGACTTTTTCCACGAGACGGTGGATTCCGTCGGGTCGTTCTTTGATGGCCTGTGGGAAAAGGTCGCGTCCGGCGCGTCGGAGGCATGGCAGGGCGTCAAGGACGCCTTCAAGTCCGTGCCGGAGTGGTTTCAGAGCAAATTCCGCGATGCATGGCAGAAAGTCAAGGACGTGTTTTCCACCGGCGGCCGCATCTGGTCGGGCATCAAAGAAGGCATTGAAAACACCTTCCGCACGGTCGTCAACGCCATCATTCGTGGCATGAACACGATCATCGCCGTGCCGTTCAATAAGATCAACTCCATGCTGAATGCGATCCGGAATGTCAGTTTCCTTGGCATTTCCCCGTTCCAGACTATGTGGGGCGTGAATCCGCTGCCGGTGCCGCAGATCCCGATGCTGGCGCGCGGCGCAGTCATCCCGGCGAACCGGCAGTTCTTGGCCGTGTTGGGCGATCAGCACAACGGAAACAACCTGGAAGCGCCGGAATCCCTGCTGCGCCAGATCGTGCGCGAAGAAGCCGGCAGCGCTGGCGGGCGGTACGAATTTATCGCCCGGCTGGATCGCCGAACACTGTTTGACGAAGTAATCACAGAAGCTAAATTGCGGAAAGGGCAAACGGGCAAAAACCCGCTTGTAGCGGTGTAACACATGGCACAGGAATACATTAGAATTCGAAAAAGTCCGTCGGATGACTGGCTGGTACTTCCACAGCCGGATTCTGGTGCGCTGTCGTATGACTTCGAGACAACCTACACGGAGGACAGCGGCCGCACCCAGACCGGCGCGGCCGTCGTCAGTCCGCTGTTCACGGTCGAAGCGCTTGGATATAGCCGAGCGGCTGTCAGTAAAACCATGCTGTCGCAGATCCTGAAGATCATCGCCAAAGGCCAGCAATTCCAGCTGCACTACTTTTCCGCCTACTATGGCGCGTGGTGTCAGGCGTGGTTTTACGTCGGCAAAGGGCAGCTGAATATCGGGCGCCTGAACGAAGGCAAGGAGCTGTTTACGTCCCTGGATTTTAACATGGTCAGCGTCAATCCGCTGACGTGATTGGGGGTAGCATGATATGCGAATAGTCGACAGTCAAATTACAAACGCCTACCCGTCGCAGACAAACTTCGTGGTTGAAGCGACTTTTACGTGGGATCACGATGTGACATTGGTGTATTATGGCAGTACAACTGTGACGCTCAAGGCGGGGGAACACCTACAAGTAGACGGGGCGTGTTTTCGCCCTGGTGGAACGAAAATCACAGCGCAGATATCATCCGGCAGTTACCCGGTCGGGCTTTCCGCATGCAAATGCGCAACAATTGAAATGTACGATGGTGGGTGGCAAAACGTCGATAACCGGAATCTATACGAAGGAGCGACCGTGCACCTAAAGGCAGGTATCAAAATCGACGGCAATGGATACTTGGTTCCAATGGGCAGCTTTAAGGTTTATGAAGTGGAAACCGTGCACGAAGTTACCACGCTTACTTGCTACGATGCCATGAAGGAAGCGGATGTGCTGTGCCCTGCGGAGATGCAGGGGGAGCACAATTACATAGAGCTGTGGAGGCTGGCAGCGACTCGGCTCGGCCTGACGCCCAGCGCGATTGATAGCGACTTGGGATATAACGCACTGGCGGCCGTGGACACACAGCACACCATCCGGCAGGTGATCGAAGCAATTGCGCTGGCCTGCGGTGGCAATGCCGTGGTGTCTGGGGATGCACTGTATGTGCGACCGATTACATCTACAGCAGATGTGACGTTAACACAGTGGATTAACCAACTGGAAGTGGCAAGTACGCCGGTCGAAGTCACTGGAGTGCGCGTGAAAAAGACGTTCGCTAGTGACGGGCAAGAGCACACGTATTTCTTCGGCGCCGGAGGCTATGTCATTGAACTGAACGACGACAACCTGTGGTTGGGCATTGAAGGGCCAGCAGGGTCGATCACGGTCGCTGCTGAAGCAGTCGCGGAGACGGCGTACGAGCGGCTGAAAAACAAGCCGATCTATAAGTTCTCCGGAGATCTTCCGGCCGACCCGCGGCTTGATATTTTCGACAAGGTTATCGTCAAGGACATCAACGGCCGGGAATACCCGTCGATCATCACGAACTACACGTTCGTGTTTTCCGGAAAAACGTCGGTTGGGAACAGCGTCGAATCCAGCAGCAGCTACAACACATCAGATAGTGGGCCGTCCGGATCGTCGCCTTCCGGCGGCGGTGGCGGCACGATCGATGTGGACAGCGCGCTATCAACGACCAGCACAAATCCCGTGCAGAACAAGGTCATTACATCTGCACTGGCGGGAAAGGCCGGCACAGCAGCAGCCGCACAGTCAGCGGCTGGCCTGATGTCTGCTGCGGACAAGACCAAGCTGGACGGCCTGACGCCAATGACGGCCGACGAGATGCGTGCCGTCTGGGATGCTAACTGATGAAAGGAGTGGCTGTATGAGCGATTGGAAGTATGTTGGTCCGACCGCGGCCGCGAAACTTGTTGCGCTGGTAAAGGCGGCGCTGAGTGGGAAGCTGAACAAGTCCGGCGGAACGATCACCGGAAACCTGAAAGTGAACGGGGACTTTGAACCTGTCAAGGGGCTTACGACGAGCGGCGGGATTAACGCCCAGTCCGTGAGCACGCCGGTTCTTGCCTTGCACGACAACGGGGTCGCAGGAGCAAACGCTAGCATCAACGTATCTGGTGCGGGCGCCGTGGAGGTGACTGTGCCGAACGGCGATAAGCGGGCTAAGGCGCGCGTGAAGGTGGGCACGCCGACCGAGGACGACGATGCGACTACAAAGGCGTATGTAGATGATCTCGCCGCGGAGCATGAGGCCATTACCGTAACATCGACCAAAGTGTCCGATTTGGGCTATGACGCATCGACTGGCGCAAGTAGGTACTCAGTGACTTTTGACGCAAGTTTTGATTCCATTCTTGCGAATCTTGCGGCGAACAAGCCGATGAAATTCAATATTACGTTGCCTGACAGCACTACCGGTTTGCCTGTGTCGTTCAGCACTGGCTATGTGTCTGCGCTTAATAGTAGCGACTATCTTTTTACAGGTACAATCCTTAACTACCCTGTCGTGCTAAGCATTGGCGCTCTTGGCTCTGCGACCGTGGAGCTGTTTGGGGCTTATCTGCCTGATCCGAATCCTGATGATTCCGATGACGGTAAGGTGCTTGTGGTAAATAAGCACAAGTGGGGAATTAAAGCGATTCCTGTCGGTGGTGGTGTGATAGTGGACACCGCGATGTCGAGCACATCAACGAATCCCGTGCAAAATAAGGTAATCAAGCAGTACGTTGACAGCGCGATCACCGTTGCGATCAACAGCGCGTACTAAGGGGGCACACCATGGCTATCACTGTATCTATGACTAATGTCGTGGCAAACGACGGCAAGGGTTGGTTTCCGGCCACGCGTGGAAACTGCTCGTGGCAGTTGTCGAGCATCACGCCGGGCGATGGGGCCGCGTCCAGTATCAAGATCATCCCTTCCGGCGCGGGTGAGGTAACACTTACGTCGGCGTCGCACGCCCTGGCCGCGTCGCACAAGTACTATGTCACATTTAAGATCCGATTTGAGGCTGCAGTCACGGGAACCTGTGACTGGTACTGGCCGGTTGCCGAGCCTGCGGCGGCCGCGGGTATGGCCGTCAACGCTGCTGCTGGCGCGTGGACGCGCTTGTCGGCGGTGTTTGATCGCACAAGTTTTAGCGATGGCAGCTATCCTTGCCGCTTTGACTACAACAACAACGATGGCGGCAACAAGACGTTTTGGTTCACAAGTTGTATGTTGATCGATCTGACCGCCGCCTTTGGCTCTGGTTTGGAGCCGAGCAAGGAGTGGCTGGACAAGCATATCACGGCGTTTGCGGACACACCGACGGTGCAGTACGTTGACAACCTCGGCGAGCTTTTTAAGGGTATTGCCGATGCAATCCGCGCAAAAAGCGGTCAGGCAGGTGAAATATTCGCTTGTGACTTTGCAGACCGCATCCGCGCGCTGTGACGGGGGGGACATCATATGACTATTACAATCGCAGATGGACGCGGGGCGCTGTGGCAGTGGGACACCGGGCGGAGGTGCAAAATCACCGACGGCGACGGCGTCAAACAGGTCCACTATCAAAATAAGTGCTTTGGCGGCAGCGTGGACGTGGACGTCGACACAGACGGCACGGCCATCATCCCGGACGAGCTGCTGCAGGACTGGCACACGCTGACGGCCTACGCCTACGTCACGGACGACGCGGGTGGCTACACCAAGGTGCAGGTGGACTTTGCGGTCCACAAGCGCGCGAAGCCGTCAGACTACGTCTACACCCCGACCGAGCACGCAGGCTTCGACCGCCTGCGCGCCGAAATTGGCGACCTGTCTGCCCTGCAAACCGGCGCAAAAGATAACCTTGTCGCCGCAATCAACGAGGCGCTCAAAGGCGGGGATTCGTACAAAATCGGGGCCGGACTAAAATTTGACGCCAAAACGCACACGCTTGCCGTTGATACTGCGGACGCGGTAGAGCGGGACAACACTAAGCCGGTAACGAGTGCGGCCGTACACACCGAAATCGGCAACATCGAAGTGCTGCTTACAGCAATTTAAGGGGGGATAATTTTGAGCATCCAGACCGAAATCACTAGACTGCAAAACCTTAGAAATACGCTGCGCGCAAAGCTAGTCGCGCTTGGACTTGTCACAAGCACGGCAGACCTTGAGGATTGCGTTACCGCCGTTGACGGCATAACGGACAACGGCGCAGTGTCAAAAACGCTTGACACCACAACAAAGAGTTACACAGTGCCGCAAGGTTTGCACAACGGCAGCGGTAAGGTGCAGATCGTAACCGAAGAAAAAACGGCTACGGCAAATGGCACGGTCACGCCGACAGCCGGAAAAGTGCTGTCGAAGGTCACAGTAAACGTCGATACTGCGCCGTCACTGCAAAGCAAGACTGTCACGCCGACTAAAAGCAAACAGACCGTATCACCTGATGCGGGGTATGACGGCCTATCCAGCGTGGCAGTTAATGCGATCCCCGCAAATTATGGTGACGTTTCGGGCGTGACAGCAGCAGCTGGCGACGTGCTGGCAAATAAAGTTTTTGTTGACAGCACGGGCGCAGAAAAGGCCGGTACCATGGCAAACAACGGCGCTGTTGCAGCGACCATCGATGGCTTGACCAGCACAACCTACACCGTCCCGGCTGGCTATCATTCGGGCGCGGGTAAAGTCACGTTGACAAATGCCATTGAAAACGCCCTTGCGGCGCTTTAAGGGGGCGCGCGTTATGGGCGTACAGACACAGATCGACCGGCTGGCATCTGCCAAAGCCGCCATCAAGACCGCCATCGAGGGCAAGGGCGTGACCGTTGCCAACAGCGCAAAGTTGGATGCATTCGCGGCGTTGATTGACAGCATCACGACCGGCGATCAGATCGCCCACGCTGACATCCCGGACTACGTCAAGGACGGCGTGCTC